TCAAGGCGGAGATGATATGGGTTCTCGAAACGGAACTGGAAAAACAACAATCATAAACGCATTAAGTTATGCTTTGTATGGTATAGCACTAACAAATATCAAAAGAAATAATTTAATTAACAAAACCAACAACAAAGGTATGTTGGTTACTTTAACTTTTGAAAAAGACGGTACAGATTATAAGGTAGAAAGAGGACGTGGTCCTAATCTACTGAAATTTTTTGTTGATGATCAAGAACAAGAAATGACTGATGAAAGTCAAGGAGACAGCCGTAAAACACAAGAAACAATAAATGAACTATTAGGGATGAGTCATAACATGTTTAAGCACATACTTGCCTTAAACACATACACAGAACCGTTCTTAAGCATGAAAGTAAATGACCAAAAGGACATTATTGAACAGCTACTTGGTATAACAATACTTTCTGAAAAAGCAGAAAGTCTAAAAGAAAAAATAAAACAAACTAGAGATAGTATTACAGAAGAAAACGCAAACATAAATGCCAAACAACAAAGCAATGAAAGAATAAAAGAAACCATAGACAGCCTAAAGATAAAACAAAGTGCTTGGGAAACAAATAAAAAGACAAATCTTGAAAAATTACAAAGAGGTATAAGTGAACTAGAACATCTTGACGTTGATAGTGAATTAGAAAAACATGAAAAACTTAAAAACTGGGAAGAATTAAACACAAGAATTAATACACTGAAGAAAGAAACAGCAACACTAGATTCTACATTGTTAAGAGCAAACAATTCAGTAGACAAAGTAAAAAAGGATATTGAAGAACTTGATAATGCTGTGTGTTATGCTTGTGGACAAGAGCTACAGGAAGATAAAGTAAAAGAAATTGAAAGCAAAAAAGCCAAAGAACTTGAAGATGCTGTTGCGTATCAAAAAGAAATAACAGATAAGCTATCTGAAGCAAACAAAGAACTTACTGAGATAGGTGATATAAATGGTCGGCCTGATACTTTTTATGAAACTATCAAAGAAGTTTATGATCATAAACAAAATGTAGCACAACTTAAACAAGCATTAGAAAATAGTCAATCAGAAACAGATCCTTATCAGGAGCAAATTGATGATTTAACTAAAACAGGAATCCAAGAAGTTGATTGGACTACAATCAACGCACTCAATGATCTAAGAGAACATCAAGAGTTCTTATTAAAACTGTTAACAAACAAAGATAGTTTTATACGTAAAAAGATTATTGATCAAAACTTGGCATATCTGAACAACAGGCTCACACATTATCTTGACAAACTAGGATTGCCACATCAAGTTGTGTTTATGAACGATTTGAGTGTTGAGATCACACAGTTAGGTCAGGATCTTGATTTTGACAATCTTTCCAGAGGTGAGCGTAATAGGTTGATTCTTGGTATGAGTTTTGCTTTCAGAGATGTTTGGGAGAGCTTGTATCAAAACATTAATCTACTGTTCATTGATGAGCTTGTTGATTCAGGTATGGATACTTCAGGAGTTGAGAATAGTTTAGCAATACTTAAAAAGATGGGAAGAGAACGCAATAAAAACGTTTATCTTATCTCGCATAAGGATGAATTAGTTGGTCGTGTAACACATGTACTTAAAGTGATAAAAGAAAATGGATTTACTTCTTATGAAAATGACGTGGAAATATTTAATGAAAGATGATATTAGATAAAATTAAAAATCGTGGTGAAGAAATGGCTCCTTTAGAAGGACATGATAGATTACAATATCTTATTGACATTGCTAGAGAAGTTCCGCCTTTGGAAGATAAGGATAAAATAGACGAAAATAAAATCAGAGGTTGTGCTAGTAATCTGTGGGTAGTAGGAAAAGTCAATAAAGATGGAACAATGTCTTACAAACATGACGCAGATGCTTGGATCACAAAAGGAACAGCGAAAGTTTTAGTTGATCTATTAAATGGTGAACACCGTAGTGCTATAGCACAGCTGACATTAGAAAATTTTGAAGGCTTAGGAATAAGAAATCTTTTAACTATGCAGAGACAGGTAGGATTTGGCAGTTTAGTAGAACGCATGATAGAGATAGCAAAGAATGAATGACGATATACATGATAAGCTAACAAAGGCATATATGGCATATTTCAAGGCAAATGAAGCATTTGAAGCAAGAAATTCAGTGCGAACACATCGAGAAACTCGCAAATGGCTACGTGAAATAAGATCTTTAGCTAAACAACGCATGGATGAAGTACATAATAAGCATAATTCCAAAAAGGACATCCCAGAAGAATAGGCTTGGGTAAGTATCCATATGCGATGGACTTACCAAGGTAAAGAAATAGAAGAACTACCCGAAGATACAGAAGGATTTGTATATCTTATTACCAATAAGACCAACGATAAAAAATACATAGGCAAGAAATTAGCCAAATTTAAGAAAACACGCCCACCACTCAAAGGCAAGAAAAACAAAAGAAGAAGCAAAATAGAAAGCGATTGGAGAGATTACTGGGGTTCCTCAGACCATTTGATCGCAGATGTTGAAAAAATAGGACCAGAAAATTTTACAAGAGAAATATTGTATCTATGTCAGAGCAGAGGCTTAATGAGTTATTTAGAGGCTAGGGAACAATTCAACCGCAGAGTATTAGAAACTGATGAATACTACAACGGAATCATCAATGTGCGAGTAGGAAGTTCAAAAATTCTTAAAGAACAACTAAAAAATATCTAGGCAATATAAGGACGCTGTTTGATCGAGGAGGCTCGATCCGCTTTGAGGTGTAGCCACGAGCTACATCAGAACTAGCGAGTCCACTAAACTGTTGCTCCAAAAAACTCCTAGCAAGGGAACGAAGCGGGAGATAGCGAGATCCGCGAAGCGGTTGCGGTAGCAAAACCGGTTACGCAGATTTTACGTGATGTCGACGTAGGTTGGGAAAGGTCAGAGCCCATGGAGCAAGTAAAACACCTACTTCCGGTCTCGGCTGTGCGAACTCACATGAAGCTTGAGATAGATGGAACCAGCGATTAGGTTCCGTCTGACTGAACAATCTACATGAAACGTAAGTGCTTCGCACTTAATTCAAACGAATATTAGGTGTTTGAGCGTCAAGCGAAAACACGATTGATCTTCAGATCAATCCAATCCAATGCGTACAATCATCACAGGGATCGTCGCAAAGGTTGAGATCTTTAATGAAGATCAGGATCACGTCCAAATCCAGGTTTCACGCTACTCACTTCTATGGGAATTACTTCGAATTGAAAATGTGGGTCTTGATCACGTTTGGTTGCTACGTATAGGTTGACTTCTTCCTGCGAGTTAAGTTCATCAATAACTTTACCCGTAGGGTCAACTATCTGATATCTAGTAATCATAGTCGATTATTTAATAAGTAATTATGTCTTCAAATGTATAAATATAATGGAATAGGAGTTTACGATGAAGGTTATAGACGTTTTAACAGAGTCAAAAAAGACAAATGAAGGACCAATTCGCTTTTTAAAGCGTACATTGGGCAAAAACACAGCTATGGGCAAGGCCGCACAAATAGATGCGGAGCTTGATAAGGAAGTAAACAACCTATACAAGGATTTCTTTGCGGTAGCAAAACAACGTCCAGATCTAGGAGGCATGACTGCCAAAGGATTAGGACAGTTTATGGTTGCTAAAGGATTTGCTAACAAGCCTTCGGAAGTGATGCGTTTCATTAATCAAGATCCTAGCATGAGTAGGATACTAGCCAAGGGTGCTAAAAAAGTTGCTAAAGGCGCAAAAACCGCGGCTGGCGCCGGCGTCAAAGCCGCTAAAGCGGTAACAAAGGGAGTTGGCAAGGTAGCGGGAGCCGCTAAGAAAGCATTGACTCCTAAGAAGTCAGATCTTACTCCAGATGGACAAATGGAACTTCCATTGTCAAACTCAATATACAGCGAAGCAATACTGGAATCAATACTAAATGAAGTTGATATACCTTTGACAAAGGCACAGGTCAAACAGGTAATGAAAGGCTTTGTTAGAAAAGGGTTTCAATCACAGTTGGGATCACGTACACAGAAAAGTGCTTACGCAACTGACTCAGGTGATACGAACATGATGCCAGACAATGATGTTCAATCCGCTCTAGCTACTTTACAAGATGCTGGCTTTAAGATAGATACCAAAAAGAAAACAATCAAAACTCCAGCCTAGAAAAACGGCTGTCCAGTTTTTTTAGCAGTTTCCATATTTTCCTTGATAAGATCATTCATTAGTTCTATATCTTCCGTAGCGAGATCATAACTGTCGTTGACGGTGAGAGATCCTCTCATCCACCAGCACAATCTGTACAGGGTTGCCTTAATCTGCTTGACCTCGCCTTCGAGGACCTTAACCTCGTTTTGGATTTTATCGAGTGACCATGTTAAGATCCGGAGCCGAAAAAATTGCTCTGATCAAATGTAACGGGAACTTCAAACGTTTCTGGAGCACCAGCCTTGATTTCTTCTTCTGTCGCACTAACAGTGATAGGCTTGATAGTATATTTCTTTTTCTGTGCTTTGATACAATCGGATATCTGATTGAATATTGATGCGTCGCAGTTGTCCAAGAAGTCATGTATGTATGCTGGATTGGTCACTGCGTCTTGATCACCGTCTGGTTGTATTGCTACAACGCTGTCTATCAAAACGTTAATGTTTATTTCAGTGAGTTTTGCGTAGGCCTTTTGGAATCTTTCAAGTTTTACAGTATTGTCCAATTCGTCGTTGTCAATGATAGCAAAAACTCTCTGTTCTTCAAATGCCTTCACAGCCTGTTCAGTTTGAGTCTTGTAAGTTGTTGGTTTTATCGTAATTGTAAAACCATCAATCTTGTGTGTGTCCTCAAATTGTGCTTGAAGCAAATGATCATATATTGATTGTAGTCCATAACCAAATTCTCTTTTGATATTTGTGTTAGGAACTGCCGCTGTTACTTCGATTGTTTCTCCGTATGTTGCCATTCTTATTGCGACCAAGATTGTGTCAAGATCGATTGAAGGGCAAACCCATGCGTTTTTAATGTTTGGCATACAACTTTGAATAACATCAACTGTAGCTTGTCCATTCAACAACGCATCAGGTGTTTTGAAAGTGATTTCATCCCTTGCTGTCATTGCATAAACAGGAAATTCTCCAGACTCAGGAACCTCAATACTGTTCTGTGGCCAGTACTTTCCTGAACTAGGCAGTTTAATGTAGATCTTTGGTTGTCTTAGATGTTTCTTTAGGGGATTAACCTGAGGTTGTCCCATAGGAACACCAGTACCGCCCATAGCCATATTTGGCGGAATAGTATTATCTACCATGTTTATTTCTCCTGCTAAATAGTATGTAAGTCATACGTTATATTTATGGCTAATAATAATGTGAGTATATAATTCATGGCAGTAAGAATAGACATTCCTGGAATTGGAGAAGTTGAAGCACAAAACGCGGCTTCTGAACAAACTTTACGAGAAATACTGAGAGCACTAGGCGGTAGACGTACGACATTAGGACCTAATCAGGGACAAGGACAAGGGATTGATCCCAAAACTGGCAAAAATGTAGAAGATCTTGGTAGAGCTTCCGAATATGCCAGCGGAGAAGTAACAACCTTTGCTGGAAGAGTAAAGTCAGCGGCGGCTGGCCTTGGTAATCTTGTCACCGCGATTTTCACAAGCACGGTAGGAGCCGCAAGTAACTTAACGGAAGAATTGATAAACGGCGGAAACACTCTTAGTGATTTCGCAAGGCATTTGCCCATACCATATCTAACAAAATTTACTGGATTGATTGATAACCAAACAGAGCTTTTCAGAGAACTTTCTTCTTCAGGAGCAACGTTTGGCAACAACATGTTTGAAGTGATAAGAGTAGCAGGAAATGCGGCCATTCCCCTACAGGATTTTGCCCAGTTGGTAGCTTCCAATGCTGAACAACTTAGACTGTTTGGTCCATCAGTGGCAAGTGGTGCTCAACAATTTGCTACCCTGTCTAAACAATTTAGACAAGGTGCCGCAGGACAAAGATTGATGCAGATAGGTTTTACCACGCAGGAACTAAATGAAAATCTTATAAACTTCAATGAGATACTATTCCTATCAGGTAGAGCACAGAAAATGACCAGTGCTGAACTTGTAGCGGGTACTGCGGAATATTCCATGGAACTTGATAAGATAGCAAAGTTAACAGGTAAGAGCAGAAAAGCATTAGAAGATGAAAGCAAACAGAGAAACAGAGATCTTAGAGTACAGCTGGCAATATCACAACTTGGACCAAAATTTGAATTGGCACTGAAACAAGCATCAGCAGGCAGTGAAAGATTTCAAGCCGCTTTGGTAGACGTGTCAGATGGATTAGCACAGGATCCACTTACTAGAATTCTGTCAGTACAAAGTGAAGCGTTCAAGCGTGATGCTCAAAACATTCAGAACATGGATGCTGATACTAGAAACAATTTTTTCAAGGCCGTTGAACAAGATATTAGAAAAGTATTTGCTGATATGCCAAGATCGCAAGTTGACGCACTTATTAGACAAGGTGGGCCAATGGGAGAACTAGCAGGACTGGCTGGAGAAATGGCTCACTTGAGAATGACAACAGAAGGTGCCGCATCTCAGGTTGATAAGGAACAAGCGGCTAGAGACAAAGCAACAGAAAGTTTTACCACACTGGCAGAAACTATAAATGATCTAAGAGGAACAATACAGGTTGAACTTATAGATTCTAAAATATTCCAAGATTTCAAAAATGGATTAGCAAGTATAATTCCTGATCTTGATGAATCAAGAGATCTGTATAAAAAAATAAAAGAGGTACTTCAACCATATCTTGATGGATTAAGTGATCTATGGGAATGGACAAAGACTGAGGGATACAACATGATGGTAGATGGTATGAGTAAAGCCTGGAATTGGATGAAAACTGATGGCCTTAAAATGATTCAAGACGGATTCAATACTGCTATGGGCTGGTGGAACAGCATTGACTATCAAGCAATCAAGAACAGCTTTTTAGCTGGATGGAAAACTATTAAGGATTTTTGGGATAATCTTCCTAGCCTGGACGACATTGAAAAGAAATTTGACGAAATGCTTCAAAAATTAAAAGACATGATACCGGAAATCCCAACAATCGAAGACATTAGAAAAGAAATCAATGAAGGAATAGAAAGATTGAAAGACGCGATTCCAACAGTTGAGGACATGAAACAGGCATTGATCGATCTGAAAGATTATTTTATCAAACAACTTAAAGCGGTTTTGGATTTTCTTTTACCAGATTTACCTAGTTTGGAAGACGCAAAAAATGCTTTAGATAAGGCACAAACAAAAGTTTCAGAGTTTGCTGAGTCAACCAAAGAAACGGCAAAAGAAGGTATAAACGCAATCGGTGAATTTGCTAATAAAGGCATAAATTTAGGTAAGAGTATTATCAATGATCCTTTGCAGTTTTTCCGTTCAAAAGATGATAGTGAAGTTGAACCCAATGTCAAAAAAGATACCAAGGAAAAAATGGTATTTGACAATGAAAGTAAAACCACGATGGGCGGCAATGATATCACAGGATCAATAAATAATAGTATGCTTGAAGCTTTGCGAGAACAGACTAGGGTATTGAAAAAGCTACAGAAACAATCAAGCAATAATTTGGTACAATAAAATGAGTTGGAAAAGATATTTTACACAAGCAGACGCTGATGGATCAAACAGTCCATTAAGTGTATCAGGCTCACAGCCCGGACCAGCTAGAACCAATTATTCAAGTTATCTTCCAGACGTATACACGGGTGCTCCAAACAGAGTTGAACGTTACGGACAATACAACGTAATGGACATGGATTCGGAAGTAAATGGAGCGTTGGATATCTTGGCTGAATTTTGTACGCAAATGAATACGCAGAACAAAACTTCATTCCAGATTGATTTCAAACAAACTGCTACAGGTAGTGAAATAAAAATTATTGAACAGTATCTACAACAATGGCACAAGCAAAATAATTTTGAGACACGCATGTTTAAGATTGTGCGTAATGTTTTTAAATACGGTGATTCTTTTTTCCTAAGAGATCCAGAAACAAAAAACTGGTTTCATGTTGATGCGGCAAAAGTTTCAAGTATCATTGTAAATGAATCAGAAGGTAAGAAACCTGAACAGTATATTATTAGAGATATTAATTTAAATTTTGTTGACAAGGTTGCTACAACACCTTACACCACTAACGGAAATGTTACCGGCGGAGGTTCGGGATATTTAACTGGTGGCGTGAGAGGCATGGTTGGAAACTCCAGCACACAAAGCAGTTCAACAAGATTCGGACATGACAAAACAAAAGAAATTGCTGTAGACGCAAAACACATGATACATTTAAGTCTATCCGAAGGATTAGACAACAATGCCCCATTTGGTAATAGTTTGCTAGAAGGTATATTTAAAGTATACAAACAGAAAGAACTATTAGAAGATGCTATCATAATCTACAGAACACAGAGAGCGCCGGAGAGAAGAGTCTTTTATGTTGATGTAGGTAACATGCCAAGTCACTTGGCAATGCAGTTCGTAGAACGTGTGAAAACGGAAATCCATCAAAGACGTATTCCGTCTAAATCAGGTGGAGGCACAAGTGTAATCGATAGTGCTTACAATCCATTATCAACAAACGAAGATTACTTCTTTCCGCAAACTGCTGAAGGTAGAGGATCTAAAGTTGAAACGCTACCAGGCGGAACCAATCTAGGTGAGATAGACGATCTTAAATACTTTACAAACAAACTTGTAAGAGGTTTACGTATACCAAGTTCATACTTACCGGCGGCGGCACAGGATGAAGGTCAAAGTTCATTTAATGATGGCAGAGTAGGAACGGCGTTTATACAAGAGCTTAGATTTAACAAATACTGTGAACGTTTACAAAACTTGTTAGTTGAAGTATTCAATCAAGAATTCAAAAGATATTTAATGGAAAAAGGTATTAACATTGATTTGGCAATGTTCGATATTACTTTCCAACCACCACAAAACTTTGCCAGCTATAGACAAAGCGAATTAGATAATCAAAGAATAGGTACCTTTACACAGATACAAGCTATTCCATTCATGAGTAATAGATACGCAATGAAAAGATTCTTAGGAATGTCAGATGCGGAACTAGCAGAAAATGAAAGACTGTGGAAAGAAGAAAATGCTGAGAATATCACAACACCTACAAACGCAAGTGGTGAAATGAGAGGAGCCGGCATAAGCGGTGCTGGTATAGAAGCAGACATAGCAGGAGCAGAAGATACACCACCAGAAGACGAAGGCGGTGACATCACAGTAGGTCAAGGAGACACACCAGCTCCTGATCCAGCGGCAGGAGGAGGAGCACCGGATACACCTCCGGCATAAATACTAACATGATACTACGAGAATTTTTTTATTTTGATAAACAAACTTTTGAACCTGTCGAAGACAAGTCCTATGATGCCGTTGATGACGAAAGTATTGTTAAACGTGACGACACGAGAAAGACAAGACTAACATTAAAGCAAATCAATAAAGCTCGTAAAGCGTCAGAATTCCACCAAGAAGAAAAAGAAAAGGAACTAGACTTTATACGTCAGATGTACGGTATACAGGCACAACCAGAAGCCCTGTAGGAGTTTACAATGACCGTAGCTTTCGTGATAGGCAATGGCGAAAGTCGTAAAGACATAGACTTACATCCTTTAAAAAATTACGGCAAAGTATATGCCTGTAATGCTGTATATAGACATTTCCAACCACATTACCTAGTAGCAGTAGACGTAAAAATGATACTAGAAATAAATCAGCATAAATGGCAGATGGAAAATGAAGTATGGACTAATCCAAATAAACAGTATCACGGATTCCAAGGATTTAATTTCTTCCAACCAAGCAAAGGTTGGAGCAGTGGTCCAACAGCATTATGGTTGGCAAGCACTCACAAACATGATACAATTTACATACTTGGGTTTGATTTTCATGGAAAAGCCGACGACAAAGGACAGCGTACAAAGGTAAATAATTTGTACGCAGGTACGCATAATTACAAAAAGTTAGGTGAACCTGCTACGTATTTTGGTAATTGGGAGCGACAAACAGCTTCTACTTGCGAAGCACACGCAGGAACTAAATATATAAGGATAGTTGAAGACGGCGACGATTTTATACCG